ACGTACACTTAAGAGACGTCGTACGAAGAGAAATGTCAAGACGTACATCGGATCCACCGTGAGAGGACGAGAAGCGAAAACTTGTTACACCCATGATGTGAATAGTTCAATTGGCAATTCGGTTGGCTTTGGAACTATCACTGCTTCTGGTACTGTACGAGCTCCATTCAACTTGATTGACAATATTTCAAAGGGAACTGGGATCAACCAACGTGACCGTGATTGTATTTTCTTGAAGGGTATTCGAGTCGAGTTGCATTATCGTAATCCACCTATTACTAGTGCTATTGATGAAGACCGACGCCTAACATATATCAATATGGCTATTGTTGTACGACGTGACGAGAAGGCTGCGCCTGTTACTTCTAATCTGTTACGTTCTTATGGAGCGACTCGTTCAACGAGTCTATCTCTCACTAACGATTGGATAACTAATACCTATCACCCGATTAACACGGATGATTACCTTGTATTGATGAGAAAGCGAATTGTTCTTGGAAACAACGCAAGTTGGGCATACACTAACCGTCCTTGGACCAACCATAAGAACATGAAGTTCTACTTGAAGCTGAATGCTAAGATCGACTATGACAGTGCTGGTCTAGCTGCCAGTGGAATCCATCTTATCCATTGGTATGATTACGAGGGACGTGGAGCTGGTACAACGGCTACCATGACTACTCCGCCAGTATTTCAAATGAAGAGCATTGCTTTCTTTAAAGATATTAATTAATTGTTACTAAGGGGTAATTTGGCCTGCGGCGCTTTTTGTCCCTTGACCCTAACCTAACCTAAAGTTTATTGTTTGGGGGGGGATGACCCTGGACCGCCTGGGAGGCGGAGAAATTACTGTTTGGGATGTCTGCGACGCACAGTTCGCTCCGCGCGTTCCGCGCTCCGCTCAGAGGGTCTGAGCTCGCGCGTGTTTTTTCGGGCGAATGTGCTGCAGTTAATCATTGGTAATTTCTTTTGTTTTTGGGATTTTAAACCTGTCTTTTTATTTTATTTTTAGATAGTACGAATATCAAACCTGTCTTCACTGAGTTTGCTCTGGTCAGGATATTCATTGCAGAATACCACGACATGATTGTTTTCAGTCCACCATTTTTCTTTAGTTTGATATTTCGTTGATACGATGTACCCGTTTTTCAAAGATTCCAAGAGATTGTATGAAATGAATTCCATATTACCGCGGGGAATGTCGAACAGGAAGATGGATTTGGACTCCTTCAATAGATAGGCAAGATCCTTCGTCGCTCCCGCTCCAAGTACCTGAGTCTTTTCAATGTGAGTCATACGAAATTTTTGAACGAACCAAGTTTTTCCTTTGTCTCCATCTGGATCGACGATGAATGTGATAGTTCGATCGTCTGCCGTACCTGCTAAATCATCTCGGAGTTCAGTTTGCCAGCCCAGTCGATAATCTCCGTCGACAGGTCGCACTCGGGGGTGGAGGAGGCTGATAATTCGCTGACATCCGTCATAGTACTGTGCGAAGAGTCCTGGGAACTCATTGACGAGCTCGGTGTCTGTAGGGGGGTAATCGAGGGCTCGAACATAGTCTCTGAAACGTTCCCAAGTGGCTCCCACTCCTTTCGTACCGGTTGGTAGTTCGCCATACTCCTCGTAATCATTCTCTTTCTTGCAATAGTCTGAGGCCTGTTTGTTATTTCCTCGAGCAATCTCACAGTGTGCCCGGCCTCCAAGGGCGGCTCGGACGGGTGCGAGGGCTTTGGCATGTTGGAAGATGACGAAGCCTTGGAAATGGAAGGTTCCTGAATCTCCAGTCTCTCGCCCGAAGACGAGGTACTTTGTGGAGGCACCGAGTCGAACGAGGAGTGCATGATCCACTGGTTGGGGATTGTTGATTGTGAAGCACCATCGGGAGGATCGAGTTGACATCTTTTGGTTTGCAAATTTATGAGGAAGGGTAATACTGCACCTTCCTCATCTGTCACGCGCCATAAAATTTTGGTCACGCGCCATAATTTACTTAGGCCCTAATTGTCCGTTGAGAAATTCAAATTTCTCGCGCCAAATTTTAAACCATTCCAGGACTGATAAATCAAGCACGTGCTGGAGCCCTAGGAAATTTAGCCCTACTTGCTGGATATCCTATTTACAAAAACCTTAAGAACAAAGTTCAGAATCGTGTGGTCAATAGAGTTACTGATTCTATCCTTGGAACTACTACTACTAAGCCTGCAACTATGCCTTTTTCATCACGTAAACGAAGCCGTTACTCGCGTCGGCGCCCAACTACAACTAAACGGCGTTACAAACGTCGACGTACACTTAAGAGACGTCGTACGAAGAGAAATGTCAAGACGTACATCGGATCCACCGTGAGAGGACGAGAAGCGAAAACTTGTTACACCCATGATGT